TCGTGACCCACTCGGTCACAAAGAAAATATGGGGTCATTGACTGTTAGAAAACAAAGAACTGACAAACGTAAGTCACCACTTGCACTTACCAAAGAAATTCAAGGATTGATGAAGAAACTTAATAATCAACCTAAGAAAATTATTATGGAAGAAGTAGAAGCAACTGGTTCATTGTTGGACGAAAGCAACATTTTAGATTTAGAAAACTAAAGTCTTATTAATATTCGTTATATTTAATATATGACGGTATACTGTCACCAAAATGGGATGTTTATGAAAGCAAACGTCAAGCATAACAAAATTCGGAATACGGGCATACTATTTGAATTATTAGTCCGTAAAATTACCTCAGACGCATTGGAAAACCGCAGTGGTGACATTGCGGTTAAGCTAATGAAAGAATATTTTAATTCTAAAACCGAACTTGGTAAAGAATTAATACTCTATCGTTCATTTTTCAATGCAAATCAACTCAGTGAAACAAAGGCATTTGAACTTATCAACGTATTAGTATCACAACGTAAAAAGTTAAACGAAACAGCACTAAATACACAGAAATATAAGCTAATTCGTGAAATTAAAAACAATTATGATTTAAAAGAATTTTTAAATGCCCGTATTCCGTCCTACAAAGTTTATGCTTCTGTATATAAGGTGTTCGATGGTGCAGTCAACGAAATCCAAGACTTCAACGAAATTGAAGGTATGGTAGAAGCCAAGTTCACTATCGTAGAACATTTAAGTGGTAAAATCATCAGCAAGGAAATTAAGAACGACACCGCATTGTTTGAAGCAATGAAGGGTCAAGAAGAAGATTTACGTTTATTGACCTACAAGATTTTGATGGAAAAGTTCAATCAAAAATACGTTGAACTAGATGACCGTCAAAAGAACCTTCTTCGTGAATACATTTATAATGTATCTAATTCCACAGCACTTCGTAATTATGCGGTCACTGCTGCAGTGGAATTGGTTGCAGAAATCAAGTCAAAGTTGAATAGAGTTGATAATAAGATTACCAAGATTAAATTATCTGAAGTAATCACCCAATTAGAAAAGATTAAAACAGCACAAGTCATCAAGGAAAATCATATGACCGCGTTGTTAATTGCCTTGGAAATTACCAAGACATTAGACACTTTAAAGAGTTAATCTATGGATAACGTACAAAAACTTCGTGAGCTTATCCGTGAACTCATCAAGAGGGAACTTGATGAAGCAACCACGACCGCAAGTGTTCCTGGATATTTGACTCCATACGCTTTCCGTGGTAATAAGGAAAAGAGTGTTGCACGTGCAAAACATATCGCAACAGCAACCACGGGATTTAAATTGACTCCAAAAGGTGAAAAGGATGCAAACCGTCCAGCAGACAAAATGGAAATCGTCAAGAAAGAACTTAGTGAAAACAAGTATTATGAATATAAGAACGATAACACCAAGACACCACACAGAAAGATTGCAGAAGCTATTTCGCAATTAAACAGAAATTTACAAGAAATTGAACGTGTTATCAAAATGAACGCTCGTTTAAAGACTGAATCAGGTATCGCAAGTGAACAACTATGGAAGCGTACACAGCAAGGATTGTTGAAGTTAGAAGCAAAACTTCTTGGTGTTGCAACACGCATCCGTGAAATCCGTGGACAATAATATGCAAGCACTATTAGTCGAATATAACGTCATTTCATATGACAGAGCATTATTAAGTGAAGCAGCAGATATTTCAAAACCACTTGTTTTGAAAGACGTATTATTACAACGTGCTGACTTCAAAAACCAAAATGGTCGCGTGTATCCAAAAGAAATTTTAGCTCGTGAAGCAATCGCATACAAGAATAACTTTGTTACACAACGACGAGCATTGGGTGAATTAGACCATCCAGAAAGTCCAGTCGTAAATTTAAAAAATGTATGTTGCAACGTCACCGAACTTTGGTTTGAAGGCGAAGATGTAAAAGGTAACATAGAAATATTATCAACACCATCTGGAAATATTGTTCGTGAATTAATCAAGAACAATATCCGTTTGGGGGTTTCTTCCCGTGGTATGGGTTCGGTCAAACAAATTGGTGAAAACGCTGTAGAAGTACAGGATGATTTCAACCTTATTTGTTTTGATATCGTCAGTAATCCAAGTACCCACGGTGCGTTTATTAACGAAAACAAGGGTAGTCAAATCATTACCCCCTATAGTCGTATTGATACTTTGATTTACGACTTTTTAGGTGAACTAAAGTAAAAGGAGTTTTTATGACAACGTTTTTATTATTAGTATTAGGTTTAGCAGTTGCAATCTACTTTATCAATCGTAAGATGATGCAAGCACCAGCACCATTATTAAAGGCAACTAAGAAGGTTGAAGAAGTTGCAGTTAAGGTAGTTGATGTTAATGGTGACGGTAAGGTTGACCTCACAGACGCAGTTGCAGCAGTCAAGGCAGTTAAAGCAACTGGTAAGAAGGCTGTAAAGAAGGCAACGGGTAAGAAAAAGAGCAAGTAATATGGCGCATATGCGACTTAAAGCTTTACTAAACGAAAATATTACAGATGAGTTTGTAAAGTTTGTCGCTAAAGAGCTACAACTTAAATCACTACCTGCGAGTATTAAATTCGTTGGTAGTGATTATTCTAAAGAAAATTTGACATTCGGAACTTACAGACCCGATACGGATGAAATCGTAATTGTCAAAGGTAATAGACATATTGCCGATGTACTACGAACGTTAGCACATGAAATGGTGCATCACAAACAACGTATAAGTGGTCAAGAATTAAATGGTGAAGATGGATCAAACACCGAAAATGAAGCAAACGCAGTGGCAGGTGAATTGATGCGTAAGTTTCGTTATGTAAGACCAGAATTATATTTGGAGAGATAGGATGCCAGCAGTCAGCAAAGCACAACAAAAACTAATGGGAATTGTTCATGCTATCCAAACTGGACGAGCAAAGGCAAGTGATTTTAGTCCAACTGCACAAAAGTTGGCAAAAACTATGTCCAAGGGTGATGTAACAAAATATGCATCAACTCCAATATCTAAATTACCAAAGAAAAAAGACGAAGTTGCAGGAGCAGTTCCTGTATCTGATTTTCCCGTTGCATCGGACGATACTACACCAACGGTGTCTAATGACCCACATTTGGTCACTACCGACGAAAACTATAGTGAAAAACAAAATAAGATTTTGAGTATTGTTAAAGATAAACACCCAGCAGAAATAGATGGTACATTAGTTGATGTATACACTGCAGCATTACTTACAAAAGTTTTACATAAGTTGGCACCAGAAAATCGTAAGAAGATGTTAGCACTTCCATTAGAAAAAATGGTGGCAACAGCGTATAAGTTAGTAACTAGATAGTATGGGTAAAACTGCATACATAACAGATTTTGATGACACCCTTGTACATACTGATGCACGGGTTGCTGTTATTGATAAGGACGGCAAACGTAGAGAAATTAGTCCAGCAGACTACGCATCATATGAAAAACAACCGGGTGATACATTCGATTATTCGGAATTTGAACAATTAAAAAATCCCCGTCCGATTAAAAAATATGTAAATTTATTAAAGAAAGTTATCGACCAGAAAAAAGCAAATAAGGTCGTAGTATTGACCGCACGTGGTCATACCAAACCAATTGCAAAATTTCTTCAATCACAAGGAATTACTTCTGGTGTTACAATTGCTGCATTGGGGGATAGTGACCCAATGGAAAAAGCAAAGTATATTGAAAAACATATTAAAGACGGATATAACCGTATCGCATTCGTGGACGATGCTCCCAAAAATGTGAAAGCGGTTAAAACTTTGATGGATAAGTATCCTGAAACAAAATTGGTGGTACAACAAGCACAAGAAAAAGACACAAAACAAACTGGTGCAACTCCAACCAAACAAACTCGTTTGAAGGACTTACTAACACATCGTATCAAAAACCCACAGACAGGTCGAGAAATTCTAGTAAAAAGTGCATTAGGATATAGTACAGATTCACCGGTAAGAAAAGCAGCGATGAATTATATAACAAAAAATATAAAGTAAAGGAGGTTGTATGTACGTTGAAGTACGAGGAGAAAGTCTTGGTGATTTAGATAGAGCACTCAGACAATTTTCCAAAATGGTTAAAAAGGCAGAAATTGTTAATGAAGTAAAGCGCCGTGAATTTTATGTTAAACGGTCAAAGAAAAAGATATTAAAACAACAAGAAGCACTTCGTCGTAGAATCCGTGAAGAAAAAAAGGTAGAAAAGAAAAAGAACGCTGATTGGTAAAAAATAGTGTTTTTTGTAAAACAAGTAATATATATTATATAGATTACACCTCTTTTGGGGTGTCTATGCTTTTGTATTTATAACCGTATAATAGTTCAGAATAACTATTGAAACACAACGAGAGGCATTATATGGCAGAAATCAAGAACGAACTTTTAAAGCAAGCTATCGCAGACGCAGAAGCTGTTCGTCAAACAGCTATCGCAAACGCAAAGATTGCATTAGAAGAAACATTCACACCCCAAATCAAGTCCATGTTAGCAAAGCGCCTACGCGCTGAAGCAATGGAAGCAGAAGGTGCAGAAAAGGCAAAGGAAGAACCATTCCAAGATGGTGAACCAGTGGGTTCATCGGAAATGCCAGCCGATTCATCAACAATCGGAACAGGCGACAATAAGGAACCATCACCAGCAGCAAATGCTTCGGCAGATGATGATATGAGTGGTGAAGGTGAAACCGATTCATCAACCGATTGGTATGATGATTGGTCAGAATCAGACTTTGACCTTGACGAAGTAATCAAGGAATTAGAAGAAGATGTAAAGGCACTTTCAGAAGCTGAAGAAGAGGAAAAGGAAGAAGAACTCGACGAAGCTAAGCACGAAGGTGAAGAAGAGGAAGAAATGAAGGAAGGTATGGAACACGGTGAAGAAGAAAAGGAAGAAAAGGCAGACGAAGCATACCCAGATGAAAATCCAGAAGGTGGTGCACACAAGCCAGAAATTCCAGCTAAGTCAGCACACGATGACAAGCCAACCGCTCCAGCAATGAATCCAATGGGTAAGGCAGAAGCAGCAGCAACAGATGCTTCAGACCCACACAAGAGAGCAGTAAATCCAGCCGAACCAAGAATGGAAATGGGTATGGATATGGAAAAGGGTTACGAAGAAGGTGAAGGCGAAGAAGAACTCGACCTTGAAGCTATCATCCGTGAATTAGAAGCCCAAGATGCTAAGGACACAGAACAAAAGCACGCAATGGCTACTAAGATGGCAGATCTTCAAAAGGAACTTGCAGAATATCGTAAGGTAGTAGAAGTCCTACGAGGCAAGCTTAACGAAGTAAATCTTCTAAACGCAAAACTCCTTTATACCAACAAGATCTTCCGTAAGGAAGGTTTGACCAACGAACAAAAGATTAGTATTCTTGAATCATTCGATCGTGCAGTAAATGTTCGTGAAGTTAAGATGGTATATGCAACATTAGCAGAAGCAATGACTGTAACTGCTAAGACTGCAAAGAGTCGCACCTCATCAAGTAAGGTTGTCACTGAAGGTTTGGCATCAAAGCCAACTGTAAGTACAGCACCAAAGAAGGAAATTTTAGAAGAAAATACAGTCGCAAAGCGTCTACAACAACTCGCAGGCATTCTATAACATTTTAGGAGATAAATCATATGTCAGGTGTATCAGAATTTATCAACGAAGCCGGTTCAGCACACCGTGTAGTAGTTGAAAAGACCCGCCAATTGGCAGGCAAGTGGGAAAAGTCAGGCCTCCTCGAAGGCTTAACTGGCCACGAAAAGCAAGGCATGGCAGTAATGTTGGAAAACCAAGCAACACAACTTCTTTCAGAAGCAACAACCACAAATCCAGGTGGTTCAGGCACAGCTGGTGAAAACTGGGCAGGTGTCGCACTTCCATTAGTACGTAAGGTCTTTGGTTCAATCGCATCAAAGAACTTCGTATCAGTCCAACCAATGAACTTACCAGCAGGTTTGGTATTCTTCATGGACTTCAAGTATGCAAACACAGTAAACGGTAAGACCGCAGGTAGTTCACTCTATGGTACAACAAGTGGTTCAGGTGTTCTTCCACGTGGTGGTTTCTACGGTGCTGGTGAATATGCATACTCAGTAAACGATGCAACATTAACATTGAACCCAGCAATCGCTTCAGGTTCAGCAGTAACATACGGTGATGTAAACTACAATGATACATACTCATCATCATTCGCATCATTCTTCAAGTTCGTTGTTCCAGCAGTAAGTTTCTCAAACGCAGATTTTAACGCAGTTCGTTCATTCCGCGTAACAACAAACGTTGCAAATAGTGCACTTCTTCCAGAATTCACTAAGTATGACGGAACAAATGTTACACTTATCGTAAGTGGAACATCAGCTCTCGGTGCTATGGTTTCAATGTCAGCAGTTGAATTCAGTAAGCAACCAACAGACACCACTCGTGGTGACTTCGAAGATCGTGATAACTCAACAACAAACTTGAACATTCCACAAATTGATTTGGAACTTCGTTCAGAAACAATCGTAGCAAAGACCCGTAAGTTGAAGGCAGTCTGGTCACCAGAACTTGCACAAGACTTGAACGCATACCACAGTGTTGATGCAGAAGCAGAATTAACAGCAATGTTAAGTGATTACATCTCAACCGAAATCGACCTCGAAATCCTTGATATGTTAATTGCAAATGCAACAACCACCGAATTCTATTCGGCAGAAGTTGGTAAGGTATGGAACGGTTCCGCATTCGTAACAAGTGCAACACTAAGTGGCCAAGCTTGGAC